CATTGCGTCACGTAAGAAATGCTCGTCACCACTAACTTTAAAGTCTCTGAACGGATTGTCATCAAAACCAACAATAATACTATCACCATACTTAAAAGGTGTTACACCAATTTCAGTCCTGTGTTCAGCAAAGTTCTCTGTTGACATACCAACACTATTTCCATCTTCATCTTTAAGATAAATCTTTGTTGGCATAAACATAATATTATCATCCCAATCAAATGCGTAATATTTCATAGTTGGGTTTGGTTTCTCGTCTATCATTTCTGTTAACATATTTCTTTATTTACTTGACAAAGTTATAATTTTTTATTTAACCAACAACATTTTTTTAAAAAAAACTTATATATAAAAAATAAGATCCCCCAAATTACTTGGAGGATCTTACCTTGTTTTTTTATTTTATTCTAATTAAATGTTATCAAATGAGGCACCTGTAGGTGTGATATAGAACGTAATATCTACAAATTCTAATGATCTAGTCGGCTTGATATACACCTTCCCTGTCAATTGATTTCTATCTAAATCAGCAGTATCACTTGATACCTCAACTCTAAAGTCATATAAACCTCTATCTCTTCTAATCGCATCCAAAATTGGATTAACAGCGTTCAAGAAGTCTTGTCTAACTTGTTCATCGTTTTGATCAAATAACAATCTTACAGAAACCGCAGATATTAATTTACGTGTTTGTAATAACAATCTTCTAACGTTAATTCTATCAAGTGCCGATTCTCTAACTTGTAGTGTTTTATTACCCCAAATTACAGTACCCACGTCAGCGAATGTTGCAATTGGATTAAGTCTACCTGTGTATAGAACGTCTCTGTCTTCTTGTGTTAACTTTTTACGAGCCTTGACAGAATTTACAATACCACGAGTGTAACCTGCTGCCGCGAACCAAGGGAATGCGATATTATCGGTTAATGCCAAGTTTCGTGTAACCTCAGCCGTTGCTGGTATATAAACTTGTGTGTTATTAACACTATCTCTAGTTAATACCCAAGGATAATACGTTGCTGTGTAATTTGAATCAATTCCAGTTTGTTCTAAATTATCAACCGCTTCTTGTGGGTAGATAAAATTATCACCTTCCGTTGTTGACGCAACAAACATATTATAATCTGGTGTTGTTGTAATATATAATGAATCCGCTCTTTCGTTTTCAACCATATCAATCGTAGCTTCAACTAAGTCACTATTATTCACATAATCAATACCTGGTGATACAAATACGTTTATATTAACCGCTTCTGGATTTGCAAATGTTCTAATACCCAATAAATAAGCGTAGTAATCAGTGTTTGCATAGTCAATAGTACCATCACCAACGGCGATTTGTTTAAACGCACCCCAACCTTTAGCGCTTGGGTATCTGTCAGAAACACACGCACCATTTAAGAATCCTTGACGACCTAAAACGAATCTATCACTATTTGTTCTATGTTCTCTATAAATGTCCCAACCATCAAAACCACCACCAACAAGGATTGTGAATTTTCTTGAGAACAATCTATAATAAGGACTATCAGGACTAGTTGGTTCAGAAGAAAAGGCTGCGTCTCCAACATAATATTTTGGAGATCCACTTGTTGTGAATCCGTTTGAAATTGTAATACCACTAGCGAATTTATCCATATGGAAACCTCGTGTCTTGTAAGACCATTCACCACCCTCTAAATCGCATGGAGATATCGGTGTTCTTTTTCCTTTATATTCAAAGAAACTAGTATCAAATCCGATGTTATTAGAAAACCCTAAATATGTTTTTCTAACATTGTCACCACCAGAAATTATTGCGTCGTCATTTCCGCTTGAGAAACCAAATGGGGGGTTATAAACAACTTCACCAGGGAAGTCATATTTTGTTTTATAAACTGGGAATGGTGATTTAGCGTCAGCGTATTCTCTAAAGACATAACCATCAAAACCACAAGGTAAAGCATCTGTAGGTGCGTCCTCGTTCATTTCAACCATTATATATTTTGAATTTAATTGGTACTCACCATCTAGTGTACCGATTTTTTTTGCGATAAAATTATTTTGTGACGGATCCATTGTACAATTTGTAAATTTCTCAAGTACAACTGGGTTTGCATCAACATCATAATAGTCTCTAACTAAAACATCAAAAGTCCTGTTAGCAAATGACATATTAGTAAATGAAACTTTAACCTCACTATTTGCTGAATTACCATCAGATATTGTGTAGAATTTAAATAGATTAAATGTTTTATTACCTCTTAATTCAGAAACAACCCAAGGTGAAGATGGTGTTTGATATCTATCTAAATACCAACCAATTGATGATGAATCGCTACTTTGAGCTGAGTCCAACGCAATTAAATCAGAACTTAAACCTCTAATATAACCTTTTTTCCATCCGTAATTTAATATTGATTGGAAATTCTCTTCTAAAAACAATGGTGTTGAGGTTCTTGGTTTCCCAAAATTTGTACCACCAAATACTTTAGCAATATATTGTGAATCGGATTGAGAAAATGACGCTTCAAAAACAAAGTTAGTACCAGTGTTATTTGTTACATTTATTGCAAACGGCATATACGGATCTTTAAGAACAGGGATATATTGACCACCCATATTTAATGTAACATTTGTTGTTGCCGAAACCTCAAATACTGGATTAACCTCATCAGCATATGTTGCAATACCTCTTGATCTTAATGTTGCAACAACTAAATTGTCATATTCCGTATAAGAAATACCTGAATAGTAATAAATTTTACCAACAACATTTCCTGAATAACAAGTAACAACCTCTGGTTGTGTTGTTGTTGTAGTTGTTGTAGTTGGTGCAGGATTACACGGATCGGTTGTTGTTGTCGTTGTTGTGGGTGCAATAGTTGTCGTTGTCGTTGTTGACGGAATAATTTCAGATAATTCATCAACATATAAGAAGAATGAAAAACCAGAATATAAACCATTCCCAATGTTTTCAAATTGTGCGTAGTACCAAGGATCATTAAATGGTGATGAGTAGTCTGTTAACTCACTTGATGGTGATGGAACGTTGAACACGTTATTTTCATTTGTAAATAATGAAGACAATGTATCATAATCATCACCCCAAACTGTTCCGAAATAACTAATTGTGTCTGCGGACGTTGATGGTTCATTTATAACACCACTAATTAAACTTCTAATGTTTGTATCTAATGTTGACACAGATCCATTAAATGTTTCATATTGTGTTGTTAACATACTCTCAATTTGACTTGGGAATTCGTTTTCGTACCCAATAGTTTCAGATGAATTTGTACAACCAGTAAAACCAACATTAAACGTCATTGCACTTGGGGTTTGACAAACAAATTCACAATCAATCGTTGAACCAGTTTCACACATAAAATCAACGGTTGTTGGATCAACGTTTGCTTTAGTTACAATTGACCAAGATGGTCCCGCATCATAACCAGACAACCCAAGGATTCTAGTTACAAATAATTGATTAGATTGTTGTAGATACGCTTTTGCGATGTACGACGCTTCATATTTCGGAATTTGTGTGTTAACAAATTTTTCCGGTGACGTACCCCCAAAATAATTTTGGAATTCGTCAAAGTTTTTAATGAAAATTGGTTCAAAAGCCGGACCTTTTAAAGTTTCCCCCGCAATACCAAGTGTTGTAACACCAACACTCTGCGCGACAAAACTTAAATCCACTTCTGAAGTATAAACACCTGGTGATACAAATATTTTACTGTTAGTTGCCATAGATTTTAATTTTATTTATAATTTTATTTTATTAATAAATATTCACGTTTTTATCAAAAACTTTACATACTTAAAAGTATTTATAGATAGGTAGGTTTTTTTTCTACCTTTTTTCTACTTATGGAACCAAACGAAAAAAAAATTAAAAATTTAAAGATTGATAAGGACGTTCACGATGTTTTAAAGAAATATTGTGATAAACGAGGGATTAAAATGTATAAATTTCTTGAGAGTCTAATAATTGAAAAATGTAAGGAAAAAAGAGATATTTACGGGGATGATTAAATAATCTCTTGTAAAAACACAATCTCAGAAACCTGACCAATATTATCCTTTGTTACGGTGATTCTTAATTCATCACCAGTACTTATTTGTATTTCCGTTAAATCATTACCGTAAAAATCATCATTAATATACACCTCAAATTGAGTGATGTTTTGATTTGATGATAATTTAAGATTTGTTGTGTAATTAAACTTATAAACAGATACAACATTACCAATAGAATATTTTTCAGTATACGTTTGTGGTATTTCAGGAATTTGTTTTTTTGGTTTTCTAGTTTTTATTTTAGTGTCGGTTTCATAAATCTGAAACGTTCTTGTAATCGCTGGGGTTATCTCAAATTCATCTTCATCCATTAAAAAACCTTGTAACGTAAATTCGTATTTTTGTAAATAAACCTTTCTTTTTTCCAAATCCATAATTGATTCGTCGGAAATATTCCCCATAATAATAGGAATATAATGACCCTTAATAATATGATACGCTTGTTTTGATGCGAATTTTGTAATAATAATTTGGTTTAATTTATTTAATTCACGCATTCTATTACAAACGATAATAACGGTATATTTGATGTCAACAGGTATTGGTTGAGGTATTTTATATATATCGTAACCATTTCTTTGACCGTCCCAAGTCGGTACTTTCATATAGAAATATTGTCTTCTATTTGGAATATTTGACAACATAATTGATGGGTTATTACCAAACGTTACTTCTGGTGATCTAACAATACCAATAAATGGTGGTTCCGCGTTTTTATCAATGTTTTGAAAATCCCAAGTTTCCGTAAATTGTGCCCAGTTTTGAGTTGTTATCAACACATCAATTGTTGGTATTATTTTTCCATCAACAACACATTTTAAATCGTCACGAACAAAATCCATAAACCCCCTATCTAAATCGGAATGTAATAATGATTTGGGTAAATATGTACCATCTTGTGAAATCATATTTGCCATCTCATGCCGTCTAGGTAATAAAGTTTTACTCTCTATTAGATTAATATCTTTTTTTATCTTTTTTGGTAGTGCCATAAATTATAAACCCCTAAATTCGTTAGGACCAACAGGTGCTCCAGTTATTGTTCTATAAAAAGGACGATATCCTTTATATGTATGTTTTGTGTCAGACGTTATACGACCATCGTTAACAACTGTATAATATCTTACAAAACTCTCTGTGTCGTAATACCCAATATAATCACCAAACTCAATATCAATATTAAGATCGTCCAAAGTCTTTAAAAATACCGAAACGGTTATATTACCAGGTTCAAGTTGATCTAATTTTGTTGAACCCATAAGTTTATTTTCTGGTGACGCAATTGTAACCTGTGCGTTAAACTCAACTGGGGGTAAAAACTTAATACCATCAGACACCGTTTCACCATAAACATCGTCGGTTTTGGTTTTGGTTTTATCAACACGGTACAACACGCAAGTGTAATTCATATCACCAATTAACCATTCCTCGGAAAGTGAGATCTCCAACGCAAAGTCGTTGGATCCAAAAAACTTACCTAATCTTGTTATTGGAACTCTTGGTGTATTCATTTTAAATTGTTTTGTATTTATAAATATCAAATTTATAATTATTTTTATTTCTTAACGGGTAATTTTGGAAAATCAAAAACAACTAATAGAACATAAGGCTTTAGAATTATTGGACACATATGATGGTGCGAACAATCATATATTACATATGAAAGTCAAAAAACAAACAAATAAAAAGTTTTACCCAACTAGAACCCAAGCGGAATATATTGTAAATTATTATAATACGAACCCAAAAGTTGCTAGAAAGTGGGTTGACCTTGATACGTATTTTGCTGAAAAATTCGCTAAAGAAAGGTATTTTCTTGAAACACCAAAACAAATTTACATTGAGAAATTATTAGTTGAAAAAGATAAGTCATATCATATTTGGGGTAAGTTCTTTGAGAAAGATAATTTGTCTGAATTTTGGATTCCAAAATCATCATTAATAAAATCACATACAATAAAAAAAGTTGAGGTTGATTACTCAAAGTATGACAACAGACCACCTTTACCACATCAAAAAGAAGCAATTGAGAAACTTGTTGGTTCAAAAAGGTTTATTTTAGCAGATGACATGGGTGTCGGGAAGACGACA